GTCATCAGCGAGATGTCTCGTCCTAGCAGACGGCGAATATCGTCGTCCGACAACGAGTATTCTTGGACTTCTTCTACTTGCGTCATTATAAATATGACCAAGAATATATGGGGTTCGCCCTTCGGAAAGGATCAAAAGAAACCGAAGGAGCCGAAGATTCCGAAAGAGGAGAAACCAAAGAAGATTCCTCGTCTTACGAAGAGTGATGTGCGTATGCTTCTAGATTGTTCGGCGGGGTCTATCAACGAACCTCTACTATGCTGGGTGGAACGGTGGATGACCCAGTTGATGCGAGAGAGATCGTTTCCTCCCCATCTGTGTCGGGCTGGGGGCTATCAATACCTACTTGACTTTCTCGGTGACGGAGCAACAGAGGTTCTGAATGCGATACGCCGAGATCATTACGGCTTGGAAACCCAACAGCGTGAAGGTGCTGGTGAAGATGAGTTTGGCTTCTTGATGGGTGTGCCGATGGTGGTGTGAACTCTTCTACATTAATGCCTACCCTTACTTCTCGCTCACAACATTGCGAGACGAAACGGTGTCCTATAATTGCTACACAGAAACGGTACAGTCCGTACAATACTAACACTGCCGTCGTTGAAAGACCCGCCGACGCGAGTGTATTGAGATCCATTATAGTATCGCTCTAAAAACCCGCAATAGCCCACGATAAGAGAATCTTGGTCTGTGCTGAAGGTGATACTCCATTATCGGAAAGAAAGAAAGTAATGGTTCCTCCGTTCGCAGATGATGGGTATGCTGTGATCAGCCATAGAGAAGAACTATTAGATACATCCGTCGCAGTATATCCCGTAGCGAGTTGAAGTGTTGTAGAAAGACGAGAAGTAGGTGTTAGGAGTGGCGATACGCCCGTGATAGATCCAGAATAAAACCCATTACTGTTCTGCGTCCACGGCGTGATTGATTGAAGAAAAGTGAGTCCGCTCGGCAGAGATCCAGCGGGAGACCCTTCATTCGTCCAGTTCGTAGGGTCAATATCGGGAGTCTTGTTTGAAGGACCCACAGCCACCTTACAAATGTAAAGAGAACCCCCATAGACCACTTGATCGCCTACTTGATACTGCGTGAATTGAGACCACTGGGCGTAGGACATCTGATTTGTAATGAAGCAAGAGAAGATTGACGGACTACAGAAGCAAAGGGTTTGATGGAGAATGTTTATTTCAACTATTTAATTCGGATTTTTGGGGTTTTTTGTCCTAATGTTGTTTTGAGAAAGTATCCTACAGTCAAAAAAAGTTTGGAGAGCCTCTTGAAGAGTTTTGTGAATTGAGTAGTAGGACAAAAAGATACAAAAATCGGAATGATTTTTAATAGGTTAAACTTTAATCAATCCTAATAACAAATGCGATGGGCAATGCTCTTCGGTTGGTTTGCCCTTGCTCTCGCTACAACTACTCTCTCCCCGACGATGACTGGGACGCGTACGCACACTTCGTGTCCGACTCATACACCGACACTGACTCGGACCGCAACTCTGACAGCGACACGGACTCGTGTTCCGACTTCCACGCCAACTGGGACTGGGACTGGGACTCGGACTAGGACTGCTTCCGTATCCGCACGGGCAACTTTGACTGCGAGTGGGATAGCCACGCACAGTAGAACCGATACAGCAACAGCAACGGGAACACGCGGAGTCAGTTCAACCTTAACTTCTACAATGACGGGAACGCTTACGGAGACTGGGACTGGAACTCAAACCCAAACCCAAACGGGTACCCAAACCCAAACGCTTACGCAAACGGGAACGGGAACTACGACCGAAACGGGAACGGGAACTCGGGCTTTGGCAGTGGCTCAACCGCAAACTTCTACAACTTCACAAGACTCTCCTCCTAACATTACCTACATTGCGATAGGAAGTGTTATGGGGTGTTTGGTCTTGATGACGGTTGTGGTGGTCGCGATCATTCTGAATGGTCGGTCACATAAACGACTTCATCATACGCCGACAGTAATGAGTGTAGTTCCTACGAAACCGTCTGATCTTGAGATCATTAGTAATCCTTATTCGTCACGAGTTCTGTTTCCGCCCACGACTCCTCGTCTTGCTCCTCTTCCTCCGCCTCCGCCTCCGCCTTTTACTGATTGAGGATTCGTGCGTGGTGAGCGGAGATGAGGAACTGGGGATAGTGTTTGTAGACACACACCCACCGCCCTTGCTTCTTCAAATCACGGCAGTCATCTTTGGTCATTCCGATGTGCGTTTTGAGGAGGTACGATAGAGCGTGGAAGGAGGTAGCCATTGGATACACGACGATATGGGTTGCTTCGTTGAGTAGGAGACGGGTCTTCTTGTAGTTTGTGAGGTAGTGAGACAAGCAAAGCATCGTAGTGTTTGTGTGACGACCCATCGTAGCAAGGTCATCTATTAGTTTATGAACCACCTTTTCTGCTTCGCCCGTAAAAGTATCGTAGTCATCAAAGATCACACAACAGTCTTGGAACTCGTCTAGTTCTGGATAATCGTCAATGAGAGTTTGAATATTGATACGCTTTGGCGGAGGACTCATCTTATCCAGTGTGGAATCTTCTTCTAGTTTGGAGATGAGGTAGACGCTACGACTAGGATGGAGTTTGCGGTACAGTTCAGCCACCCCTTTGGCGAAATAGGACTTACCGCTACCGCTTGACCCAGCAATGTAGAAGACCTCACGCTTCTTGGGATCGGGGGACGGAAGGACACAGAGTTGAGAATCGTCGGGGAGGTTGATGGAGGTGTCTTTCGCGTCATCATAAAGAATACGCTCATAAAGAGCCTTTCCTAGCCCCGTCTCACCGACCAATTGATCAGCATCCAAACCTTTGTGTCGGGCTTCAGCAAGACGATTCAAAAGTTTGACGCGGTCAGCGGGTTTGACTTCACGGAGTTCGGTGGCATACTTTGAGGCTTGGATCTCGCCTTTGGGACGACGACCTCCTTTGTGATCATCCTCGTGTAAATAAAGCACACTTCCATCTTCTTCACCGCCTTTCACTACAGCGATGGGTTTGGCTCCCTTTGCCTTATCAAAGGAGAGAGAGGGCATTTGACTTTATATGAGAAAGTTTCACAAAAAGTCATTTGCGATCTTTTGATGTATCGTGATAGGTTAGGGCTTCCCACTCTATCACGATTATAGTTTATTACCGCTTTTTTGACTTTATTTACCTTCACACAAATGTAAAGATGGTTAGAACTTATCTTTTTTCCACTGGGCGAAGACGGTTCGTATGATGCCGTATATCCGTTCCTTGTTGATGACTAGGTCTTTCGGAGGACCTTTGAACCTCCTATCGTACTCTTCTAGGGTGAGATCCACGAAGTTTTTAGCCAGTTCTTCTATGTTGTTCTCTACTTGGTTCTGGCTGACTTCTAGTACATCGTTCTTATCCACACCAGTCTGAACAGCCATCTTCAATCCTCCGTTCCAAGAGTTCAGCAAGACTTCGGGGAACAATTTAAAGAACCTTTCGGTCGCAAACTCCGTCATCCGTTCCTTACCACTCTTTTTTGCGGGTGCTGGTGCGGGAGCAGACGCGGGAGCAGTTGATGGAACGATTCCCAACTCTGCCATCACCGAATCAAAATCTTCCTCTGTCGGTTTCTCCTTTTCCTTCCCCTTCTTCTTGGGTACGGATTTCGCCTTCTCTTTCTCCTCCTCCTCCTTCCGTGCCTTTTCTTCTGCCTCCTTCCGTGCCTTCGTTTCCGCGACCTTCCCTTTCAGTATAGGAAGCATTCTAGAGACTACGGCTTTCTTGCGACGCTCGGAGATCATCTCCTTACCTTTTGTCTCACTGATCGTCTTGGCTTTGTCTAGTGTAGGATGAGCCTTTGTTCCCCAGTACTCGCGGTTCGCGACTGCCCATTCCACTGCCCGTGCTTCCAACCCTCTTTTCGCAACCTTGATGTCGGGATTGTAATCAAAGAAGAACTTGGTGAGTTTCTTGTCCCCGTCCAGAACTTTAAACACCTTCTCATAAGCATCCTTCAGCGTCTCATTGTAGAACTCCTTGACGGTAGGTTTCTCGTTCATTATGCGTTCCTCTTGCCGTAAGACCGCAGTAGAGTGTCCTTGCCTTTCGGGTTCAAACCTTTTCTTGAGATCCTCCTTTGCTTTATCAGACAACGCGGGGTTCTTCTGCTCCAGTTCTACATAACTATCAATCAAGTCTTCGGCGAGTTGGCGTAGACCCAAAGACGCAGACCGTTCAATCAGAGTAGGGCGTTGAGCAAGGTAATGGTACGATGGAGTCAAGATGTTGCTCACGAGCGAAGGGATCGCAGAGAACCCTTCGGGGAACATACCTTCCATTGCCGTCTTGGTGATACGGTATCCTCCTACGAATTTCTGTGATGATTTGCCGAGTATATCGCTCATCATCTTATCCATAGACTTCAAGATGGATAAGAGTTGCTTGGAAGACGAAGATTTGAGGGCAGAGTTAATATACCCCAAAAATACGAATTCTTTCTTGAGGAAGGGGTCAAGAGCATAGATGTTTGCCATTCGTCCTTTGAACTGATCTATTTCAAACTTGATGTCGCTCAATCGCAGTTTGGACTGTTCTTCCAAAAGAAACTCTAGGGTTCGGATGTCGGAGATGATATGGTATAGCCGACCAAGATCGCTGTTCAGTATCTCCGTGAGTTTCTCCATCTGCTTTTTATCGTCCTTGAACTTGGCGAGTGAGAACATCCGCTTCAAGACCTTGAAGTACATTCCTTCGGACGAATAGTAGAGTATGCTCTCCTTGAGCGAGTCCTCATAATCAAACTTTACGGGGTTCAGTGCCTTGCCGTGATTGGAAAGAAAGTAAATCATCGCGAACTCGGTGTATCGGTTATTCTGGATCCAAGCCACAACATCTACTTTTGTGATAGCGTGTGATGAGAACGCGTCTTGTAAAGTAAATATGCGTCCGTCCTTGAGACGCTTTTCGCCTTCCAGAACTTCGGCGACACTCCATCGCACAATATTGAACTTGATAGAGTCTTTGGCTTTGACGAGTTGTATAGGTGTAGGGTTTGTAGGAAGTAAGGCAAGAGCCTCCTTTTCTTCGGTGGGCGTAATGATTTGGGCTTTGCGAAGACCACGAACTTTGGAACGACACACTTCGGCGTTATAACCGACAACTTGCCCGTTATGAATCCGCGTATCTTCTCCGAATACTCGCCATTCAGCGACTTCACCGCCTTTGATGTCGCCGATGTAAAGATTGGGAATCTTGGAAGTACGACGGATGGCTTCTTTAAAAAGTGAAGCACAATGATCTAGAGCATCCTTGTCGGTCTTCATCTCCATCTCCACAAAGTCGTTGGCATCATAATCTCCCGCATACTGCTGGGATCGTAAAGACATAGAACCCACTAGTTCTACACCTTTACCTTTCGTCACGGACATACTATCCAGTACTGCGATCGCATCGGCTGGATAGTTTGTAGGGTATTCTTTGCTATCGCTGTTCATTATTCTTATGAGATGATTTTATTGGATTACATATCTAGACGACGCTTGAAGTTCTTGCGTAGAGACGGGAGAGATGAGGACGCATACACTTGAATCTTCTTACCGTCTTTTGTAGGACGCTGTCCTTCGGGCATCGCATTAATCTTCTTGGCGAGTTCTACGAATCCTTCACGCGTCTTGGGGAGTTCCATCCGTGCCTTGCCCTTGCCACGAGTCTCTACATTGAACGCTTGAATATCCTCATCAAAGTGACCACGCACATCGGGAGGACCTTCACGCACAGTGGCAACACCCGCATCCGTAGAAATGTGTGCGACTTCGGGACCAGTGGTCTCCCGTTGGTTGACGGGTAGTTCCGTAGGACCGTCAATGCCTTCCTCTACGAAACCTACATCGCGACCACCAGTGGGGTAGTAGTGTCCCGCGTTCCTACCGAACGCTCCACGCTCGTCCACATCAAAGGTTCCCAGACCGCTTTGACGATATATCTGTTCTGCCCTCTGCGACTCACGGGTAGGAGCAAGAGATGAGAACCGAGCAGACGAATGAAAGTCTTGCTTCGCATACCGAAGTTGAGGATCCAAGACCGTTCCAGCACGACCCGATCCGCTCGTACTTCCGTGTTCTCCCGACATCGGTTCCTCGTCCTCTGCCATCTGTCGCTCACCCTCCTCCCGAAAGTCTTTGAACGCTTTTTCTGTTTTAGTACGGTCTTCACGCAAAGACCGAGCAAAGCCCAGCGACTGGACGAGTGCCTTGCTGATTTGGAGTTTCTCTTGATCCGTGCGAGAGCCGAACTCGGTGGTCTGACGGGCAAACTCTACAAGATACTCCCGAGTCTTATCCATCAAAGTAATAAGGGACAGAGCGGTCTCGTACTTGGCACGAGACACCGCGTCTTCGTCCGCAACCGTCGCCATCAGTTTGACCGTAATACCGCTCACGAGGTCAAGAATGTCGGTGAGTTCATACGGTTCTAGAGTTGGGGCGAGACGGAAGAGCAGACCCAAAGCACGGGTCGTATCTTGGTAAGTGAAGCGGGTCACATCAGCCTCACCACCTTCAATCGTATCATCGCCCACCAGCGAATCGTTGAGGTTCTGGAGGAGTAGGAAGAGTTCAGTCTTGGCTTGGTTCCCCGTATCACCGCTTTGTTGCTTCTGGATCGCAGAGAACGATTCAGTAGAATTGGTCGGTGCCGAGATCTTGCCACGAGGATCTGGCGTAAAGTTTCCAGCATTGGCTTCAATGGCATTGAACTGGGCGATACGATCCATAAGCCGAGCCTTCGCGTATCCTTGCCCTTCGGCTGTACGAAGAACACCGCCGAGCAAAGCACCGCCGTGATGAGACGCACCGTGAGCGTCAGAGTAGTGGAAAGGAGCATCCGCATAATCTTGACGAGCCGAGTTGAGGGAGAATATACCGCCCGTCTCGTTCGCGAACTTCCGTTGACCGAGAACTGGTTGGGGCATTCCGTAGTATCCGTCTTTTGACGAGAACGCACGAGTGTTCATCATACGCGTAGAATGAACCTTTGCGTGAGCCATATAATGAGCATCCCGCTTCTTCTCCTCGTGATAAGACGACTGGAAACTGTCGCCGTGTTCTAGAGGTGCGTGAGGTTGCGTGTGATCGGGGCGGTAGGCTTGTGGGCTACCCATCTCGGCAAAAGTATCCGCAAAGACAGTAGGAAAGGTCTCTTGTACCGCACGAGAGCCGTGAGGTTTCTTGGTTGCGATCGCACCGACAGAGTCAAAGCCCCATAGTTGTCCACCGCTCATTTGTAATGGACTGGGATTTTGTTTGACTGGGATTTTTGATTGTTTAATAGAGGTTGTGAGCCTTCACATACTTGGACGCTTCAATCATCTTCATTCCCTTCTCTGCCATCACCTTCTTGACGATCTCCGCCCTCTTGCGACGACCATCGTTGGGACCAGCGGGAGAACGACGAGCCTTTCCTCGTCCTACTGGGGGAGGAGGAGGAAGATCTAGAGCAAGACCCACATCGGGTTGTTCGGCGGGTGGTGGGGGTGCGGGTTTCTTGACCTTCTTCATCTTACCGAGCGACATCTCGCTCGTGTGGGTGCGTTTATACGGGTTCTTCTCCTTACGCTTGGGCTTGGTCTCTGACCGAGTTCCGCCCTTTGAGGACACTCGGTTTTGTTCTTGTAGATTAAAGTTTGGACGCACACGACCAGACCTAATATCGTCAAACGAAATACGAGGACTAGAACTCTTCTGTATAACATCATTTCCGTTCAAATCAACCATTACACCACCAGACATTGAACCGCCCATACCCTCATACTGCCCCGAGAGGTAGCCACCCTTCATCCAAGATGGCTTTATACTTCCTATATTAATCTCGCTTGATGGCTTCCTCTCGCTTGACGGCATATACGGTTTGTGGAGGTCGTTGTTTGACCGCTTCTTCGGTTTGAGTCCCATATCGGTTGTTGGTTGTTCATACTGACGCATTGGGGCAGTGTTAGAAAAGACCCCAGCACCCTTGCGAACACGACCGAACCGACGAGCCGTGTGTTCCTCGTGTGCCTCTTGCGTATCGTCTAGCATATCACGACGGCGATGAAATAAAGCACCGCCCGACGCGGGAGGAGCCATCGGTGGAGGGCTGGGGTTCGGCATTCCCGTGACTTTGGATACATCCGCATTCTCACGACCCGCTTCTACAATCCCCTTTGTAAAAAGATCAAAGAACCCGCCACCACGCATCGTCATTAGATGCCGACCGAGATGACGACCCATCTCCTTTGCCTCTACGGAATGCTCATCGGACAAACCAGCACGAATCACGGGACGAGACGCAGACTCACGAGCAAGGATCTCGGAATCACGACCGCCACCCTCCATATCACTATCGCTATCATCACAATGCTTACCGCCACCGACAATCACACCATCACTTCCACCACCACGAAACTGGGATAGACCACTGGACGGAACAGCACGACCTCCACGCTTCATTGCCCGTCCCTCTGCCTCGTGTGCCTCCATTGTCTCGTGTAGAAGTTTGCCTTCACGATCGTGTTCATAATGTGCGTCGGTATGCGTCCCGCCACGCACACGGGATACGCCCATCGTAGGTGTAGCACCCTTGCGACGAGGATTGGTACGATTGGCTTGGATCTCTTCTGCCCTCTCACTTGCTAATTGGAATCGCTCAACATCGGGACCCGAACCACCACACATCGCACCGCCTTCTAGATGTTCCAATTGTTCCGTCAAGTGCTTAATAGCCCGATCGTTCATAGTCCTCTGGACCGAAGTAGCATTATGTTGCTGGTCTTGAAGTTGAGCGATCGCATTCTTGATTTGTTGTGCTTCACCACTAGCACCACCTTGTAGAGCATAACCATTACGACGAACGGGGTTTTCGCGAACACCTTGCTTCTCCATAGCCCTCTGGTCCGCAAGTTGTAGAGCGTAGAGACGAGCCATTTATCATAACCGACTAAAATAGTTCATATAGATAATATAAGATGGTTGACCGTCGTAGAATGGATCGCAAGTTAAAGTCGCTCTTGAAAGGTGCTGGATTAGAGCGATTGGTGGGTGGCAAGACCTTTGCGGATCTATCAAAGGAAATCGCATCCACAACTCCAGAGCAACGAAATAAGGATATTGCGGTGAGCAACGCCAAAGAACAAGCGGACGCGAAGGCGAAAGATGATGCGAAGGCGAAGGCAGACGCAGATGCGAAAGCAAAGGCACAATCAGATGCGAAGGCGAAGGCACAAGCAGACGCAGATGCGAAAGCAAAGGCACAATCAGATGCGAAGGCAAAGGCAGATAGCGAGTTGAAATTATTCAAGGGACACGAGACACCAAGTCCGAATGATAAGTTTTGGTATGGTCCATACCTAAACTCTGGAATCAGACCCGATATTAACAATGCTACTGTAGCCGACTTCCAGTTTTTCTACGATCATAGTCAGCCCAGCACGAAGCAGTTTATGGACAGTATGTGGAACAATCTGAAAGATATAATTGTAGATCGCCATATGAATGAAACGCCCGAAGAGTTTGAAAAGACAAAGAAGGCAAAATTAGATGCTCTTATGTCTCCTATGGATCCTTATAGGAAAAACATACGGAAACAACCACAAGATGCTCTCCGTGACCAATGGTTAGCAAAGCAACTCACCGAACTCCCATTCTGGAAGAAGGCACAACAGTATGTCGCAAAGGATACGGTGTATAGCCAGACTCCTATGACCCGAGAACAGTGGGCATCCGATGTTCAGCGGAATATCCAGAACTGGAAGCAGAGAGTGGATGACGCACTGAACCCCGAAGCCAAAGCGTCACTCATCTCCGAGTTTGGCGAGTACCAGAAGGACAATGCGTCTTACGAAACTTATCTTGCGAATAATAGTGCGAAACCACCGCCACCTTCATTTGAAGGCAAGGATATATCCGAAGTCACGAAAGCCATAGGTGAGGAAGATGTAAAGGTTGATAGGAATGAGAAGTTGAGGCAACTGCGTGATGCGGACGATATGACGAGCCACGATGTCGCCGAAAAGATCGCGACTCTGCGTGGAATGAAGACGGGTATTCCCACTGCGGATGAAGAGATTGATAAGGCTTTGGCTTACATTAAGTGGGGTGAAGAACTGCGTGAGCAAGTTGGTTTATGGGAGACAGCGGGAGCGAAGAAGGATATGACTCTAGAAGAATACTGGCAGTCTATCGGCGAACCCGACACGATAGATGTAGAAGCCGAAGTCCAAAAGGAGAACCAGCAGATTGAAGACGCAATAGAGCAGTACAAGAAATCACCGAAGTATGTCCTTGACCAGATCAAGAAGTGGGGTTTGTTAGTAGTAGATATTGGCGTTAATTTCTTGCCGTATGTCCTACCTTTCCCTATCGGCAATGTGATTCAGTTGGGATACCAAGCGTTTGCTCCTACGGGCAGTATTTACCACACCGAAGGATCATTCACGCAGAAACTCCAAGCGGGTTTGGTGAATGGAGCCGAGCAATCGGTCTTGGGACTGATCGGTCTAGGTCGTACGGGTCGTCGCAAGTATATGCGGACGCTTATGGAATCGGAAGGAGAAGGTGCGTCGGGATCAGCACTACAAATTGAGGACGGTTCACGCAGTCATCACGCTCTCCACGATAAAACTCCGAGTTCGTCTCAAAGGAGGCGAAAAGCCCCGCGTCGTACTTGATGTAGAACACGCCGTCAAGGTACGAGAACACAAAATAATACTCCTTTGAAGGATCAGAGCAAAAATCAATCTTGTTCTTGCCGATGATGGCGGTAGGGTAAGCATTGTGGCGGATACGACGCGTCTTCAACTCTACATATACCGTCTTGTTGGCATTCGTATAATCCATAATATTGAACCCGCCTTGACGAGCCAGTGACTGACCCACTAGCCCTTCAACACGAGACAAAAGAGACACCTCACTCTTTTCACCAAACACTATGTCGTTTTTCTGCGAGGGTAGGGCGATCATCTTTTATTATTATGAAACATCTTAATTTTGAGATTTTTACCGAACATATTGTGAGATGACATTGTGGTACTCTTTCAGCAGACTGGAGGCGGAGAGAAGTTTGTTCTCGGAGAGTTCGCCGTTGGACGATGCTTCCACGATTCCTTCCAGTATCTCGTGGTGATCCTTACATACCGAGAGAACAGTATAGAGAATCGTCCTAAACTCTCCGACTGTCAGTTTGAGCGGAGCGATAGATCCGAGCGGTGACTTCTCGTTATACATCTTGCCGAGAAGGTTGAACTTGATCCGCAGTTTCGTCTTGCCGTATTTGTTTAGGACATACGAGGCACTGGACGAATAGTTTGGACCTTCTCCATCATCCCGACTCGCGTAGACTACGAGTCCTAGCCGTGTCTCAAAATCGGATTGGGTCGTGTGTCCAGCGATCGCGTACTTGGTTCCGCCAAAGTGTTGGAGTAGGGGATAGTCCTCGCCTTCAAAATGGAACACGGGGAAGGGCTTGTTGTTATCGCTCATTCTTGGTTGGGTTGATGGGTTAAGACCTTGCTGTCCCAAGATCCGTTTTTCACGAACGGAAGGGGTTTAGAGGTCGGTCGTATCGTATGTTGAACTATATTATTCTAATATTGGGTTTCTATCAATAAGAATGCTCTTGCGGTTCTTTTTTACCGCACAGCGACCGACAGTGCCAGTTCCAGCAAAGCAATCCAAGATCGTATCACCTTCTTTTGTAAATAAATCAATTACAACATTACAGAGCGTAGTCGGGAATCCAGAATGCCCCCAATTCTTTTCACCTCCACACACCTTCTTTAACGACTGCGGAGATCTTGTAAAAGGAATCTTCCACACATTTCCTACATTCTTGGTCTCAAAAACTTCTGGATAAGTCTCAATAATTTTATCCTTGTAGTACTCTGCGTTTGCCGAATGGTTGCGGAATACAAAGAGGAACTCTACTTGGTTAGTAAGTTGCCTCGTAGTGTTGGCTGGTTGTCTATTATAGCAGTTCCAAATGATCGTATCGTGGAGTTTCCAGTTCTCCAGACAGATAGATAAAACTTCAAACGACTTTACCGTCGTTTCACTATCGTTCGCGATATTGAGGATAAACCATCCGTTTGGTTTTAAAGTTCGCTGGATTGATTTTGTCCAACGCTTACACCATTCTAAATACTGGGCATACGAATTGAAATAACTCTCATACTCAAATCCCTTCCAGTAAGGCGGAGATGTAAATATTAGATCAACAGACTGCGATGCGACTTTGGGCAATTCTTCAAATATATCACCAGTAAGGATCTCCATTCTATTCTTTACGGAAGAAATTGTCGGGAGACTGGAACGAAGTGGTTGACTCATAAGTAAGCATAATACGAGAACCAACTTCTAAAAGTTGAGTTAGATAGAAATATCAGTCAAACATAAATGGATCTCCACGAACTGCTGTGTGGTGCTGGTCTTCACGACATAGCAGACGAATTACGGTTAAGACCGATTTTTCCACGCGTAGGCAACAAGTTCGCTCTTCGCAACAAGATCTTGCCTTTGATCCCCGAACACAAAACTTATGTTGAACCGTTTGCGGGTTCGTCTGCCATCTTTTTTTGGAAGGATAAAGCCGACCACTCGGTCTTGAACGATCTAGATAAGCAAGTGGTTTCGGGTCTTCGTTTATTGAAAGACGCACCCACCGATCCCACAAAGTATCCTCAACCTTCAACTTTGGAAGCCGTCAAACGCCAGTTCGTGAAACCCGCCACTACCGTTCCCGAAAAGATCGTCAAACGAATGATTGTGTCATCATCGGGGTTTTTGGGTACGACCGTTGAACGACCCAAGCAGATTTATCGCACGGCGGGAATACCACAAAAAGTCCGTAAGATCGCCGATGCTCGTGAGAAACTCAAAGGAGTAGAGATCACCAGCGAAGATTACGCCAAAGTCGTGAGAGCCAACGATAAACCTTCCACCTTCTTCTTTCTAGATCCGCCGTACGAGAACTCCAATAAGCAGATGGGGTATGCCGAACACAAAGACTTTGATTTTGAACGCCTTGCCGATGTTCTCAAACATATCAAAGGCAAGTTCCTAATGACCATCAACGATTCACCGCGTATCCGTGATCTCTTTTCCGCCTTCTACATCAAACCTTTCATAGCAGACACCAACCTCCGTCAAGTCAACCACCACAAGAATGGAAAGAAGGTCAGTACACCCTACGAACGCAAAGAGGTCTTTATAGCCAACTACCCTCTAGCAAAAGGTTAAGTTTTATTTCAACTATTTAATTCGGCTTTTTGGACTTTTTTGTCCTAATGCTGATTTGAGAAAGTATCCAAGAGTCAAAAAAAATTAGAGAGAGCCATAGAAGAGTTTTGTGAATTGGGTAGTAGGACAAAAAACCCCAAAAATCCGAATGATTTTATGAAAGGATAAAGTTTAACTAACCTATGCCTTACGCGGAGGCATTATCCCGTATGTGTGCTTCGTACCCCGCACCCAGCATTGCTTCGTCGTGTCCAGCACCTCGCTGTGCCGATTTATAGATTTCCAGTGACATCGTCTTGGGTTCGGGGAAAGCCAGTGCTTCACAGAACTTGGTGATCTTCTTCCATTGCTGTTCTTTCGTGAGTCCGAATAGGAACTGGGACTCGCAGTACAGATCGTGGAAGCGGCTTCGCTTATGGTTGATGTTGTCTTCACCGCAGAACATACACTTGTGGGACGGGCGTTCGCATCCATAACACTTCTCGTTGTTGTGGCTCATCTTGTTGGGTTTGATGGGTTAAAGGTGGCTTAACCCGTAATCCGTTTTGGTCTCACGGAATCAGACTGCCGTGTTCTTCCCGTGTTTCTTGGTACCGCAGTGGGCATCGTAGAGAGACTGGCGGTCGGTGTGGAACCCGCACGGCTGACAGTGGAAGCCCGTTTCAATTTCGCCCGTCTTCTTGCGGTGTTTGGTAGTTTCCAGATGATTGTCCCATTCCGTCCGCGTTCGGCATCGGATCTTACAGACCTCGCAGTACTTATCATCTTTCAGTTCGCCCGTGTTCGTGCGATGCTTGAGGGTCATACGGTGGGCTTCAAGTTTAGATTTGTTCTCGCAGAAGATCTTACACTCGGGGCAGTGGTGTTTGCGTTTACGGTGTTCTACGCTCTCTAGATGCTGTCGCCATACGGAGTCAGAGCATTCTAGGGTTAGATTACAGAGGTCGCAAGTGTGGGGTTTGGGGATACGGGCTATGCGGTCATACTCACGGCGTTCCTCTTCTTCTTTCCGTTTGGCTTCGGCTTTTTTGACTTTTTCTTCCTCGTACCACTCTTGGAACTTACGGTCTCGTTCATCGCTCTTGCGATCGTGGTCACACCACTCGCAGTTGGTCCAGCGTTTAAGGGCTTCGGCGAACTCGGGAACTTCATTGCCATCCTCGTCCAGCCGTTCCAGTCCCGATGCGACCCAGTATGCCCGTATGCGTTCCAACGATTCTTCGGGCGTGTCCGTGTGCTTGTGATTCTTGTAGTGGAAGGACGAGGTCGTCCCATCTTCCTTCTCTTTCACCATTGTATCTTATGGAGAGTTTCTTTTTAACCCATTAACCTTCGGATTTTTGGATCCGTTTTTCCTCCCCCAATGGTTTAAACTTAATTTCTCCTATTATACCAATGGACTCCATCACCAGTGAGGCTGAAGGTATGTTGTTAGAATGGATCGTTCGCCACCTTGACCGCGACGAGCAGAAGAATATTTATAATGGCGAGGATGTCTTGCGATCACTGTCAATGGACGCGGAGGACGAGGTCAAGAATCAAGTATGGGAACTGGTGAAGCGGGAACTGAACTATCGCTGGATTGTAGATAAGGTCAAGGATGAGTTGGCGAACCAGCCCGAGACCGAAGATGAGAACGAAGAGGAGGAAGAAATGGAAAACGGATCTCCGTCCGACAGCGAATAAAAGGTAAAGTACCAACAATGGAATGCTCCCTATGTTCAGCCCCGATCACTGATGAGGAAAGCAACAACCCGTTCCCGCTGTGCGAAGTAGAGGATTCTATCTCGCAGTGCTGTGACGAATGTAATGAAACGAAAGTTTTGCCGATGCGTATGCGTACTATCGGATGTAAGTCGCCCCAAGAGGCACGACAGAAAGTAAAAGAGATTCTAGCGTCGGCTCAAAATTGAGATCAGTTGAACCATAATATTAATGTAATCGTGCGGATGGTCTCTCTTCAGCACACGAAGGAGTTTATCAAGCATATCTCTTCTCCGAGAAGATAAATGAACTGCTGTAATGACTTCACCACAGAATATGTAGGGCTAGGTTATTCGGCGACACCTTGTTTGCCCTCCAGTTCCCCTTTATCTTCTCGTGCGACTGGTGAAACACCCGCTTTTTCATCTCTGTTGTTCCCTTTGGCACCTTGCCTTCCTTTTCTAACTTCGCGTACGACAACGAATCACCATACCCCTTCTTTCCAAACAGAACTCCTTCATAACTGAACTTGTGCTTCCCATCGGTCGCAAACACCAACTTCTTGGGATCTAATCCGTATGCCTTCGCTTTGGCTCGTGCTTGGCGAAGATATGTTGACTGACCGCTTCCGCTGAACTCCGTAGGATCAAGTTCTACATCATCACTAGTATGTTGAGGAAGCGTATGAGTGACTGGAGTCGGCGGAGGAGGAATAGGTGGAGGTGGAGTTGGGCGTAAGCGTGGTCCTCGCGGATCGGGTTGGCGTTTATGACGAGGAGGAGGAGAAGGACCGAACACGGGCTTGTAGTCGGGATTGAGTTTGGAACCTTGACGCATCCGTGAAACCCGCTTTGGTTCTTTACGAGGTTTTGGTTGAGGATCCTCATCCGATCCACCAGCATACAGAGTCTTGGGTTGCCAATCTATCACCATCTCCCAAATCTTACCCATTGCTCCCAATCCTTTCCGCCATCCTTGATCACGGAATACCTTGACGAGAGCCGTAGCCTTCGGTTCAGTGAGTTTGCCAATATCACGGAATATGTGCTTCATCTCGCCATAGAACTCATCATAATTCACAATATCATAGTCATCCCAGTGTTTCTTGAAGTCGTCCCACGCATCTTTTAGGGCTAGGGGCATAGCAATCGCTGTTCCACCACGCATACGACCACTGGCACGATTTATTCCTTCTGCTTCATCCCAGTGATCCACTTCACCTTCACTACCGCTGTGTCGGGTCACACTGTCTCTGCGAGTCCGTAGTACTAGATTTTTGTAGTAATCAGACTTATCTTTGAGGTGTTCAACTTGATCGGGAGCATACTCTTCCGCAAGTAGAATGAGGCGACCGTAGAATGCCAAGACTTCAAATCTCTTTTTTGACTGCGTTCCCATCATCATACCGAGATTCCGCTTGGCTTCATCGTAGGCTTCTTTGACCCTATGTCCAAACTCACTCTTCCAGTCTAATGCGACTTCCTTTATCATCTTGTTAAGAATCTTCGTCATACCCTTTCCACCACGAAGACGACCACTGCCTCGTGGCTTTATTTTAACCTTGCGTTTTGAGACTGGAGGATGCTGATACGGAACGGGAAACCAATCTCTTTCTAGTCTGTTTTGGTCTTGGGGTAGAGGATAACCCGCTTTAATAGTAGACACCTTGACTGCCTTGAACCGTCCTCCGCTGGGAACATATAAAACAATATCTCCATCTTCAAACTCGTCGTGCGTAATAGGATCAATGTCTCCTTCTTCAATTTCTAGCAGTGGAACCTTCGTCAAACGAATGTTTGCCGTCCAGTGATCACTATCATCAAAGTCACTATCATCGTACTCACTTCCAAACGGAGATGGTGTACGGCTTTCAACTATTCCTTGATGATGACGCGGAAGATCCATTCCGCCACGCAGATCGGTGTCGTGCTTGGGGTTTCCATCAATGAACGAGTACACCCGAGCCATAGCCCATTGCTCCTTACTTAACTTTTGTGACATCGGAGCATTCACGCCTTTCTTGTAGGTTCCCTTCATTCGCACGGACGAAGGGTTGGTAGTGTAAGCCCCGATACCGCGATTATAAACCTCTTGTAGAGTTTTGCGAGGGATCTTACTTGCTTTTGCGAGTTCAGTAAGGGAATGCCCTTCGTTCTTGAGACCGAGTTTCTTGAGGACATTTGTAAGATGCGTTCCACCGATGAAGTTGTCTAGAGCGTGAGCGTCTAGCGTATCCATTCCTTTCGTGACGACACCAACATATGGGAGGAAATAGGATGCTACATCCGCAATCTTACGCCCTACACTCTTTTCCTTCTTTTTCTTGGGACGGATCTCTACATTCTTGGCGGAGCGACCCATAATCGCAAGGAGAGGATCACCGTCTTGATAGATACGGCGATTATTGAGATCCTTTTGAGCATCGCCGAGTGAGATGGCGGGGTTGTAAGAAACACCTTGCTGAATCAGACCTTTCTTCAAGAACATATCCAAAACCGCACCTCCCAAACTATGACCGACTCCATAAATATCTACATCATTAGGATTGCGGATACGGGACATAAAAGACTTGAAATCGGCGAGATCTTTCGTCCAGCGAGGAGTCTGTTCCAGTTTCCCGAGAGCCAGTTGAGTATCCGCCCATAAATCTTGCTTATCAGAAGTATTCGTTCCACGAATGCCTACGACGACCGTGTCAGTGTACCGCTGATCTTCGGGATCGGGCAGAACATAAAACTTGAGAGTGGGTGTATAACTGCGGAGTTTGAACGGACCGATTTGTTGAGGAGGGTTGGTAGAATACGAAGCCTTTGCGATCTGCTGGAGAATAGAGAGTTCGGGTAAAGGACCGCCACCACTCAACGCACCACCATTACCATTAGCATCATTCAGAATATCTTCAAGATCGCTCATATGGTTCTCACTCAATATAGGATGGAGGTACGCACGAATCTCATCCAGATGTTCTTGGGTCACATTTACAGCCCTACCGTGCTGGTCTCGTGGAACGGCATTGTACACTTGAAACATTACTTCGGGATCTACATTTCCATCCTCCATTCGTTGTGTGACGAACTCTAGGACTCTGCGATACTTTCTGACTAGGGGAGGAATAACACCGCCTTCCATCTTCTTCTCAATCTGCTTCTCTTCCCGTGCCGTCGGGATCCGTGCTTCCTCTTCGCGACGCATCGCAGAATACAGTGCCTTCATTTGAGCCTCTGCCCGTGCTTTTGGGAGAGGATCCTTGCTATGATGTTTGCCGTCGGGACCGATGACCCAATACAAATCTCGCTTGGGTGCCTTACGGAGTTTGTAGGGCATCCTTTATCTTTACGGATACTATTTGGTGGGAGAAGGAAAACGGATGTTTGGGAGTTAAAGAAATCTAACCTATCAATAAACAATGCCATTCAAGGAGGCTGGGTCGTACAAGAAGTATTATGAGGAGCATAAGGACGAGTTGAAGGCAAAGATGCGTCAGCGGGATGCCGAGCGTCGCCAAAAAATCAAGGAGGAGTGCGAGACGGACCCCGCAGTGCTAGAGCGTGAGCGTGAACGGATGAGGGCGAAGTATCACACGAATATCAATAATAAGGTAAAGAAGATACTGACGGAGATGTCGCGGTCGCCGAATATCGCCGAGCCAGTCAAGACTATTTGTCGCAACTTCTTGGAGAACAATACTTTCTCGGGACTCACAGTGAAGTGGTGTGAAGATCTGAAAAAGGTTGCGTGGGTAGAGAATAAAGATGCCACGAGGGAAGAAGAAGACTTCCGAACCCGATACGGACTCTCTGATGGCGACGACGCCGACAGCGAAGGAACCGACACGGGAAATAGCGGAGCAGAAGAAGGCGAAACCCAAGAAGAGTGAATGGAAGGACGAGCCTCCGAAGTATGAGGCACGGTTCGGCAAGTTTCTTGTGAAGTTTGATTAATAAAGGATGAACGGGTACGCTACACAGATTAATTACCAGCCCGAGATCCTCGCGAAAATTAACTTTTTGATTGCGGAGATCAAGCGGATCCGAGAAGAACTAGAACAAGTCAAACTCGCCGTGATCTTCCCAGCCATACCTCCGCCTCCACCATACACTCCCCTCGTTCGTTGCGAATCGTATGCCTCTGCGGTTATGGAAGAAAAATAATTACCGACGGTAAAAATAAAGATGCCGAACGAGAATTACAACATTGACTTCATCCTCGTTCGTACGATGGCGGAGGCGTTTGCTGACGAGACATATGATTGCGAGAAGACGAAGGTTCTAATCAATACTAGCACGGGTGAGACGCAGAATGCCCACCGTCTCATCCTCAACGACCATCTGTGGCGACTCCAAGACAAGATCGGCAAACTCTGGATGTATGTGAGCGGATCCGCTGACTTTGAGACGATTCTTCGCGATCAGATGAATCACGATAAGGACGAGATGGATCGCAAGATTCTGGCAGAAAAGGAGGCGAAGAAGAATGAGGTTGAAAATGTTGTTGTACCAACTATAAATGAGTGATACACCTACGCCTCAACAGTCAGCGGTGGATGAACTCATCGCATTGCTGATTGCTCGGTTAAAGAAGACGCTGGAGGACGAGGTTAAAGTTGTAGAAGAGAAGGTGGTGGAGAAGGTGAAGGAAGTTGAGGTTGTAGCAGTTAAGCGATGTTGTCCTCTATCGTGGGGACGGTGGCTACTTGCGTGGATTCCCCGCTTCCCTTCATATACTTCTTCTGCTCCTCCACCGAATGCCCCATAGCGTTGGCATCCTTCTCCATCTCCTTGATATCATACTTCGTGGAGAGGAAGATGTGACGGAGCATAGATGAGCCGACACGCTTCCCGAACACCTTGTTGAGAATACGAGTGATCGCGTTGACGGCAGTGATGGGTGTTCCATCGGATGATACCAAAAACTTGAAGGTAGCATTCTTCTTGAGTGGGTGAAACTTGAGATACTCGGAGATCACAGTGGCGAGTGCCTCTGGAACCTCCAGTGTCTGCTGTCCATACTTCTTGGAAGTCTTGAACTTATTAAAGATGAACGAAGTAGGTTTGGATTTGGTGAGAACCACATAGTTGTGTTCGGTTTCGGTGGGCTGTTTCTTGGCGACAAACATATCAAGATAGTCTTGGTTTCTGCGGGGTTGTGTCTCGGTATAAAGCGAAACGATAAGATAATGGAGGAGAGACTCATACTGCTGTGGGGTTATACTCTTGTTGGACTTAAACTCTGCGACCTTCTCACGAAGTTCAGCGACTTTCTTCTGAACCTCGTCCCAAGTAATCCAATTATCCGTCTGCTTCTTCGTCTTATCACTGGACTCGTTTTGCTTCGCCTCCTCACTCTTACCCATCATCAGATCATAGTAGTGCTGGTAGACCTTCTTATAGGTTGGTTTGTCCTTGAAGAGCGAGAGGACACTGACGATGGAAGCATAGATAGTCTTAATAGTAGAGTCAGCATACTTCTTGATGAGGTCTTCAATCCCAGCAGTGTTCTTGAGGAAGATTAGAGACTTGAATGATTCCTTACCGTTGAGGATGTACATCGCACGGATGTAGGCGTTCGCGGTACTCTCTGCCACCTTCTTCTCCTCACGAAGTTTCTTGGATAGATCCAACATAAACTCATTCACTCGCATCGCCGACATTTTTATTCTTACACGATACTTGTTTATTTTCCCTATAACGAAGCGTAAAGAACTTCGGGACGGATTAGTCGCAGATGTTTGGGGTTTTTTGTCCTATGGCGATTAATACGAGACGCAAGGACCCATTCCTTACAGACCTCGCAATAAGAATAAGCCCAGCACCTCTTACCTCCGTTCTTGCCGATCATCCATTTGATTTCAATAAGATCCATTGCTCTGATAGTGGAACAATGTTTAACCCGCAGTTCTTTACGAAACCGTAGCGAACTGGGGGTGTCGTCCAAAGGTTAAGACGGGGGACTTTGAATCCCTAAATCGTGGTTCAATTCCACGCACTCCCTATTCTTTCTTCACATATGACTCATTCAACTCAAACCCAATCCATCGCCTCTTCATCTGCTCACACGCACGGGCAGTGGTCCCGCTTCCCATAAAGGGATCAAGTACGAGATCACCCTCTTGACTGAAATGTTCTAGACACCGCAAAGGCAACTCAATCGGAAAGACAGCGGAATGCCCGTCGCCTCTCTGGACTGGGAACTTCCAAACATTATGGGTGTATTCTTTTGTATAGTATTTGCCTTTGGGCGACTTGGAGAGAATGAAGATCGGCTCGTAGGCGTTAGTAAGACGCTTTTGGATCGGGATAGGATTGTTCTTGTGCCATATCACTTGGTCTATCACGAAGTATCCTTGCTTCCGTAGACGGTTTAGAATATCGTAGGGACGCATCACTCCCGTCTCGCCGTACGAAAACCCCAAGTTCATACAGATCATTGCGTCGTCCTTGAGTTTGGGTCTGACCGCATCAAAGAAGTCTTCAATGGTGTAAAGGGGTTCGCCGATGTCCCGTGTGTAATGGAACCCCGAGCCACGCTGATACTTATGCTGTGAATTGTAGTAGGGCGGTGAGGTGACGATAAGGTCTATGCTCTTATCATCTAGACCCGCCACGAGTTCAACAGCGTCACCGATGTGAGTCTTGTTTATTTCCATTTGTAATTATGTAGGATTAGAAAGTAAAGAATGATACGATGCGTCCAATACCTCTCCATCATCGGCACGGATCTACAAGTCGCTATAAACACAAAGGATAAGAGGGCTACCCGTCGCCTATTCTTTGAGTTATTCCGTATAGTTCGTCCTCATCTATGGTAAAAATCGCAAATATATGGATTTTCACGGTAAAAAAATATATTTTTTTACTTGTTTTTTTCGTTTAGTTGTAGTTTTTTCCCGACTTACATCCAAATGGATGCGTGGTTGTGCCGAAATAGGCTTCATTTTGCCGAATATGAGGCAAAGCAGTGGAGATTACACATCAAAGAACTTGAAATGCGGGAAAGAAGGCGTGAGTTGGCTTATTTACATTTCTTTACATCATCCGAGCGTCCAGTCCCTTGCGATGACGACCACCGCTCATCATACCACCGCTGGACATACCACCGCTGGACATACCACCGCTCATCTCACCACCGCTGATCTTCTTCTTGATGAACTCTGACCCGTGATGGAGGAGTTCCTTACCAGCGTGTTTGCCGAGATCCATCAGAGCATCACGCACAGCGGGGTTGCTGACGACCTTTGAGATCACACTGCCGATGCTGGAGAAGATGCCACCGCCACCGACATAGCGTTGGAGTTCTTGCGTCGTCGCCGTCGGGGCGAGAGGAGAACCGATGATGTCTTGCTCGGACAGTACACCCTTGATGATACGGCTGGAACCACGAATGGACTCAAAGAAGCCCGAGTTCGCCGTGATGACATACAGTTGAGGCGTGACCGCAACACCAGCGTTGTTGTAGACCGTAAGGTTGAACTGGAGCGTGAAGTTGCCCACGAGACTTGGTGCTTGTCCAGTTTGGAGGGTAATGTCTTGGGAAGGCTTGAGGACAAGGATGGAACCGACCGTCGGGGCAAGACCCTTGCCCAGCGTGGCATTAGTGGTGGGTAGAGGGTTGTAAGAAGGAATGCCACCACCCAGCGTGACGGCAGTCGTGCCACTCGTAGTATCGGGAGATCCACCGACCGCTACGCCCGTTCCACGAGAGGCTTGACCGACATACGCCTTACCGCTCCAAGTCGCCCAGTCCATATCTAGACCGTTCTTGACGGACATCGCGTACAGTTGCTCTGCCGTCTGGGACGAGAGCAGACCCGAGAAGTTATCAAAGTTGACCGAGAGAGGATTGGCTTGACCGTAGTAGCGGGAGCAGACGGGCATATACGAGTCGCCGTAGTTCGTCGCGGTTAGACCGTTCTTCACATAGATGATGAGGAGATCGGGGATCTGGGGTAGCGTGATCGTCTGCGACTGGATCTGGACTACCGCACCCGACGCAACCGAGCCTTGAGAGTAGTTCGTGATGTAGCGAGGGAACTCAAGGTAGGGAACCACTGACTTGGGCGGTAGGGGAACATCTAGAGAAGGCGTGAGGAACTGGACATTGACGACCGAGTTCTGGAATGAACCCGAGACAGCCGAGTTGTAAGCGACAGAGACCGACGCAACACCGCTCTGGAGTCCTTGAGCGACACCAGCACCTTGAGTCGTGGTAGTCGCATAACGCATACCGCTGGAACGGACGATACGCGAAGGTGACTGTAAGTTCATAATCAACTGGATGTTGTTGATGCCGAACAGACCCGTGTCCCACTCGTGGACATCCGAGAAGGTGAAGGGCGACAGAACGATCTTCTCCGTGCTTGTGAACTTGAAGAAGAAAGTGAAGGGACCTACACAAGCGGGTGTTCCAGTTCCAGAAGCAGTGGCGAGGCAAGGCAGACCGTTGATACACTGGTAGACACCGTTCGTGGCAGACGCTGGACGAGCAATGAGTTGACCGAGAGAGTTGTAGTAGGATCCCTCAAGGAGAGCAGTGCCATCAACAGCCGTGAAGGCGACTTGCGGGAACTGACCGTTCTGGGGTTCGGCATAGTCCGTGAGCGACGCGTATCCAGCGATGGGGCTATTCACGGCACCATAGCCATCGTCGTAGCACTGGTACTTATCCAGCATCGTCGGGCAAGTACGCTGGAGACGATTCTTCTTGTAGTCCGTCAGACGGAGAACCTCCTTGAGAACATCTTGGGAGTTAATGACGCTCGTGGTATCGTTGATCGTCGCAGTCGTGGTTGAGCAGAGAGAGTTGAGCGGGAAGGCACAGAGCGACCAGTCAACAGAGGGAACCCAGAGAGGCAGACCCGCGTTGGTCGGCACTAGGTAGACACCTTCGGCATCCGCACCGAAGGTGACCGTCTGCTGGAGGAAGGCAGTGGAAGTCCACTCCACCGCACGATCTACGAACACATTCTCGCTGGGGACATAGATGTTGTAGGTGTGCTGGGATGAAGTCGCCGAGATGGCGTTGAAAGGAGCGTTCGTTAGAGACAACGCACCCTTCTGGACGGCATACTTCGGGCGGTTCTGGACGATACGAGAATCAAATACAGCCAACTTCTCAATGTCGGCACTCATCTTGTTTATGTTCTATCTACAGAAAGTTTTAGCAGACACACCGATCTTAAAAACTCTCATCCGACTTCGTAGGGAGTCCCTTCTTCTTAAACATCATCTTGAAGGATACAGAGGACAAGTTCGTCATTGCGATCGGGTAGAGTTGGTTATTGAGGCGGTTCTTCCAAAAGACTTGGACATCCACTCCCGAGAGAGGCTGGTGCGAGGCAAGGAAGTCGGATAGGCGGTACTGGGCAGACGGCACATAGTAGATGAATGACTTCCAAGACGCTGACCCCTTGTCCATCGGCAATGCGAGATCCGTGATGATACGGGTGAAGGCAGACTTGGCTGTGGCTTGTGAGTTTCCGATGTTGCCTTGACCTATGATGACGGGAGCAGAGTTAGACTCGGGATTCACGGGCATTAGGGCAGAGGAGAACACGATGGAAGAGATAGGAGACCAGAGCGTGTCCGTAGACGGTGTCTCTTGCGTGATCGTCCAATAGACCTTCTGCTCGTTGAGGACGGACAGAGGATTGGTAGCGGGGTTTCCACTTCCAGAAGGGACGAAGCCGAGAGGAGGTGTTCCGCCGTAAGGTGAGAGGCGGTAGTCCGCGACATCTGTGTAATACTTGTTCGGCACAAGGATCTCGTACACATACCCCGATGGGGCTGGAATACCCGCATACGGACCATTGAGAGCCGAGTTTGTGTTCCAGTAGAGGAAGGAGAAGTTGGCGAAGAGGTTATACATATTCGTGTTAAAGAACAGTTTGAACTGCGGAGGTGTCAAGAGACCGCCTTGAGATGTGGTTGGCGTAAAAGAAGTGAGACGGGAACCGTATCCGTCGCTATCAAAATCAATCGTGAAACGCTGGGACGGACCGTCATACGACATCTGCGGAGGCTGGGCAGTCGCATTCAAGAAGTCCTTGAGGGTCGCATAAGGGAAGGTTCCCAGTGTGCCGTTCAAAATCCACGCATCATAGAAGGCATAGAAGGTGTCGCAAATCGCACACGAAGGAGCAATACGAGGCGAGGAAGAAGGGTTCAGTGCGAGATCGTTGGGGTTGAAGATCGTGAGATTCACGAGGTTCATCCATCGCTGGTAAGTATAGACCCAGTAGTATCCAGTCGTTAGATCTTGTGGGCGACCTTGCTTATCACCGATGAGTTTCCAAAAGGATGTGTTGGTCGGAGCATTGCCCGTCGTGGTTGCTAGGGCTTGGTAGAACGGACCCACAAAGGTGTTCTGGCTGGTCTCTGTGAAGAGAGGAGTAGAAGACACAATGTCTCCCTCGTTGTATGTCGTTCCCGACTGGTAGTACCCTATGAACTTGGTGTTCGCCAGAGACTGGGGAATAGGGGACGAAATAAGGTTCTTATCTTGCGGAGAGTAAATCACATAGCGAGTCGGAGGGAGAACGGTGAGCGTCACATTCTGGAGATTGGGAGCAGTATTGCCGAGTTGAGTCCAGCAAGTCTTCCACAGAGATCCTCTGTATGGATCGGGATTCACATTTGTGTTATTCGCAAATGCTTGGGCATAGCAAATTGTAGTGCCGTCGCCTCCGCTCACATACGAGACATACTGACCCGCAGTGTATGCCGTCGCTGGGTTCCACGCTGACACGACAACAGCACCTCCTACCGAGATCTGTTGCTGATACGGAATCGCCACTCCATAGGTTGAAAGATTCACATTGACTTGACCCGTGCCTTCCCGAACGCTCGGAATAAATAGTGGTAAGTCCAAATTGGCTCCGTTCATCGTGAATCGCACAATGGAGAAGTTGTATTTGGAGATGTCGCTGATAATGGGGTAGTCACGGGTCTCGTTGAACACGATGTTCGGATCTTGGACCGCGTCGCCCGTAGAAGTCTGATCCGCTGTCGTGTTATTGACTATGTCAGCGTTGTAGTACACATAGTCGGGATCTTGGTCAGTCCCACCTACGAACTGGACGGAGGCTAACTGGCGGTTCATTTGTAATGGACTGGGATTTTGTTTCGCTGTCTATTTCCTAATTCCTACATAGGTCAGACCACTCACAAACTTGTCGGGAGACAGCCCCGATTTGTCTATGATCTTCTTGTACTGTTCTAGCGTTTTGTCCTTGAACATAAGCCGAGCGACGCAGTGCCGACCACAAGTATTAATATCTCCACTCTCCTTCTGAAAGGCGTGAGTGTTGTAGTAGATCGGAATACCGCTTCGTCGCATAAGGTTGGTAAGGTAAGGTTGCGATTCGTCCAATTGTTCTAGACGGGATTGAGGAATAGTATCTAACTGTTCTTCGGGTCGGTCGCCGTACGGATCAAAGAACTCTACCCCTTTCTTTGTGCGGAGCATACAACACCAGTGACCAGTATGCTCATCTTCGGTAAGGAATAGAATAATACAACGACCTTTGGCATCAAAGCAGTCTTGGAGCGACCGCTTCTTGGCGAGTTGGGGATAGGTCATCAGCGAGATGTCTCGTCCTAGCAGACGGCGAATATCGTCGTCCGACAACGAGTATTCTTGGACTTCTTCTACTTGCGTCATTATAAATATGACCAAGAATATATGGGGTTCGCC